CACAAGTAGTAGCTGCACAATGGGCTTTAGAGAGTGGTTGGGGTAAGCACACCTCTGGAACTCATAACTACTTTGGTCTTAAGGGATCAGGTACTGACCACGAAACTAAAGAGTTCATCGATGGTAAATGGATTACCATTACGGCAGGTTTCCTTAACTTCCCTGATTTACAGTCTTGTGTATCATACTTAGTACAACGCTGGTACAAGGACTACAAAAACTATAAAGGAGTTAACCGTGCATCTTCTGTGGAGGAGTGCTGTAAACTTTTAGTTAAAGAAAGGTACGCTACTGATCCCGATTATAGCACTAAACTGATTAACATCATTAACCAAAAGAAATGATTGAAGCCCTTATTACAGGCGTTGCGTCTTTAGTTATTGGGGTCAGTGGTGGCATTGCCGCAATTCACAGCAGATCTAATTCACGTATGGATCAAATCGACAAACGTATCGATGGTATTGAGCTTAGATTTGCTGAGAAGTATGTACCACGGCAAGAACTAGCAACTGCTTTACAAAAGATGGAGGATCATATGATTCGCATCGAAAATAAATTAGATCAGATTGTACTGAGAAATGGCTAACAAAAAAGCAACGGAGGACATGTTTAATGAACTCCATAACATGGTTACCCAAGAGCTACTTAATCGGATTAAATCCGGTGAAGCTAGTACTGCTGATCTAAAAGCAGCTTGTGACTGGCTTGCTAAAAATGACATCAGTGGTGTCGCCTATGACGGCAACCCTTTAGATAAACTTGCCACCATTTTACCCAAGGTTGACCCTGAACTTATCCAAAAGAGGTTATATGGCAAGTCGCACATCTAGCTACTACAAGAATAACCCTAAAGCTAAGGCTAAGCGTCTTAAGCAACAAGCTGAATACAACAGAACTAAAGAAGGTCTCAAGATCCGTACTAATGCCAATAAGTTAAACCGTAAGCTGGGTACTTATGGTAATGGTGATGGTATGGATGCTTCCCATACAGGTCCCAATAAAGGAAAACTAGAGTCCCCTAAAGCTAACCGTACACGTCCCCGTAAGGGTAAAAAGTATGGCTGATCCACTCCCAATCTAATGATGTGACACCGCTACTCCCTAGTCCTGATCACTACCTCCACAACCTAATAACGATGACAAGCTCTGAAGCAAAAAGGCTACACCGTCGTGCAATTAAGGAATACTTTAATTGTCAATGCGTATACTGCGGAGAAACTTATGAACTACATGAACTTACACTTGACCACGTTCGCCCTAAGTGTCTTGGTGGCGAAGACCTTACTTCAAATTTGGTACCCAGCTGTAGGAAATGCAATCAGGCTAAAGGAAGTAGCAATTGGCTACAATGGATGAGGGATACGTTTGGTATCACCAATAGAGAAAATTTAATCTTATCACACATTCGCTAATTATGGACAATAACAAAATGCCCAAACCGGGTCGCAAAAAGACAAACCGTGGTTCTGTTGTTGAGCGTGTCAAAGAAGATGTAGCTCGTATGGAAGCTGCTTCAATGAGTCGCCGTCAAGGTCGTAGCAACCTTACATCCAAGGATCTTGAAGGTAAGGCTAAAGGTGGCTCGGCTACCGTCAAAGATGCTCCTAACGGCAAAGAATATATGGGACCTGCCTTTGGCGAATACAAGGCTAAAAAGAAAGAGGATCAACCTAAAGCAAAGACTAAGACTCGTCAGAATCGCGGTGCTGGTCGTGAAGACATGATGAGTCGTGAGCGGCAGCGAATGATTATGGAACGTGAGGAGCGTAAGCGTAAGAATGCTCAAGACAAGGGCGGGTCTAATGTTGTTGGGAGCTGATTATGGCTCCACAAAATAAACCGCGTAAACATGGTGATTTAGATGTTCAAGCACAGGAAGCGTTTTATCAACGATCTAGTGGTCCAGTAATAGGTCAACGTCCTGTAGATCAGTCTCCTAAAAAATTAGCTGCATTACAGCACATTGGAGCCATACCTGATCGCTATACTAGCTGGGAACAGATTAATGATGAGTTTCGCTACAACGTTGAAGTACTCGGGCTTACAGAACAACAGACTAGAGATAAACTTAATCTAAACGTTAAGAACACTAACGGTAAATACTATTTTTCTAAGTATGAACGTTATGGTGCTGGTAACTACATTAATTTTAGGGAAATCTCAACTGATCTTCAACCAGAAACTATTGCAGATTTATTGCAAATTAACAAAATGGTTGAAAGGGCTCAAGGTCCTAGATTGAAAAGCCCCGAACAAATGTTGGAAGATGCAGTATTTGCTGAAGAAGATGAGTGGGGTGATCGTCCAAAAAATAAACACAATAAAAATATTGTTAGTAGTAAGGAAAGAGCTAATGCTACTAGAGATGCTATTAGAGAAAGGTTAGGTGGTCCTCCAAAGGGTAGCCCTGATGTATATGATAGGGGCAAACAGGTTCACCGTGGTCACGGATTTGCCGCTTCTAAATTTAATGCAGGGTTAGCTGCTGATAATATATGGGATGAGGTTGGCTCTTACAATGTATATGGTCATGCTGGAAAATCTAATAATCCTAGGATTCATCCAGACATTCTATTTGAAGTTAACGCTCCTCCTACTGCAGAATTTGCTGCTTGGTATCGGGACCCGGAGTTAAGAAAGCAACGGTTATATCCCGGAGTGCCTGATCAATTAATGATGGCTGCCGATGAATATGGTTCAGAGATATACGGTAGTCGTGGATCAGGTAGAAAAAAAACCTATACTGTAGGACCTGCTACTACTAGGGGTGGTGTAATTAACACACCTCCAGAAACTGTACCGGCTAAAGCTGATAAGCTGTTTCAAATAAGTTCTCAATTGGCTGCAGAACAAGTTAATAGAGATATCGAAGCTGGTAAGGTTTCTTTTCCATATGAAAGGGGAAATGAAGCTAGTAAAAAGAAGGCAGGCGAAGCTAGGGCTAAGTATACTGAAACTGTTAGGCAGTCTATTGCTAAACCTTACTTGGATCAACAGTCAATAAACCTTGATCCTACATCATCTCCTAACACTCCTATCACTAAAAGCACTTATCAGTTTACTGAAAAAGATTTTACACCACTTCAATGGAAAGAGTTTACAGCTGGTGGTGGTAATGCTGCTATTGCTCAAGGTAAAAAGGTAACTGAGATTATAGATAAAGGAAGAATAGCTAGGAGAAATCCTAATTTAATGCCTACTACCCCTACTAGGGTCATTCCTAGTAGACTAGATAAAGGATTGAGCGGGGCTGGTCCTATTCAGACTCGCCCGTCACCAAGTCAGATAGCTGCATCTATTGCAACTCGTGAACCACTCCCTACCCCTAAACCTGCACCTCCTAAGCAGATTCGCACTGAAGCTGAGCTTGATCGTATCTTTGCAAACATTGTAGAGGCGCCTAAAATTCCACCGGTTTCTGGTAACTTTATACCTAGAGGTCCAGTTAATATCACACCTACTGATAGGGAAAGAGCTTTGGCTGCTGAGAGAGCTAATGCAGGTAAAACTAAAGCTATGTCGGCTGGTAAAACAGGGTATCCAGTTGAATATGGAGCTAATCTACCAATCCCAATACCAACAGGATCTCAACTCAAACAATTGGCTCCAGGCATCAAAGGTCAACTACCATTTGCTGCTAGTTCTGCGATTGAACCTCTACAAAGAGGTGAACCTACTAGGGCCTTAGAGGAAGTAGCTAAAGGCACAGCTATTGGTATGGCTATAGATCCAATAGTTAAACCTATTATGAGCAGGTTAATCCCTGCTGTTGGTTCTGTTGCTGCAGCTGCTCCTATGGCTACTACGGCTGCTGCTGCAGTTGCTAGTGAATTGGCAGCACCTAGAGCAGCGCAAGGTGGGCCAGAACGTGTCACAGTTAATGGGACACCTTATTGGCTGGATAAAAAAGCTAATAAAGTTTATACTAACGAAGGCCGTCCTACTAGTTTTGGTGTCGATATCAAAGGGGGTAAACCGCAGTTAGTACCACGCGGTCAAGGTACTGCTTCTAAAAAAGCTGAGGCTGATCCAATTAGACAAGCTATGCGTGGTAATTTAATGCCAGCTTTGAATATGCTGAATCCTATGTCTCAACTGCTACGTTTCTCTAATAGCGCAATGAAGACTATACATGGTGAGGTGTAATGGCAGAGTCTAAAAAGAAAAAACAAAAAGAAGAAACAAACCCACTCCTTGAACTAATTCGTAAAATTAAAATTGCTTATGCTATTGGTAAAGATCCAGTAGCTAGCGCTATGGCTAGTCGTGCATTCACACCAGCTAAAAACGCAGCATTGAATTACGGTAAGATACTGGGTTCTTCATATGACCCAAAGATGCGTATTAGGCCAAACGATCCTCAACAGAAACTGCGTGCTAGTAACATGCGAATTGGTGAAATAGAACGTCTTACTAATCTATTTGGCGGAGTCCGAACTAAGTTAGCTGATTAAACGCTCATCATTGGTGCCTAGAAGCCTCTACAAGGGGCCTCTAGGTGCTTTTACATACATTCTACCATATGACTAAATCGAACGACGTTGTAGGGGCTCTTAAAGCTGACTTTAAATTATTCCTGCAAGCGCTGTGGGGACAACTAGACTTACCATCACCAACGCGAGCACAATACGCTATTGCTGATTACCTACAACACGGTCCTAAACGACTACAGATCCAAGCCTTCCGAGGAGTCGGTAAAAGTTGGATCACAGGAGCGTTTGTGTTGTGGACACTTTTCAATGATGCTGAGAAAAAGATCATGATTATTTCAGCCTCTAAGGAGCGTGCTGATAACATGTCTATCTTCTTACAGAAGCTAATCATTGAAACACCATGGTTAGTGCACCTAAGACCAAAGAGTGATGATAGTCGTTGGAGTCGTATTAGCTTTGATGTGAACTGTTCTCCTCACCAAGCACCATCAGTAAAGAGTGTTGGTATCACAGGTCAGCTTACTGGTTCTCGTGCAGACCTGATGATTCTTGATGACATCGAAGTTCCAGGTAACTCGATGACTGAGATGATGCGAGAGAAGCTACTGCAACTCTGTACTGAAGCTGAGTCCATTCTAACTCCTAAAAAAGATAGTCGTATCATGTACCTGGGTACACCACAGACTACCTTTACCATCTACCGTAAGTTAGCTGAACGTAACTACCGTCCGTTTGTGTGGCCATCTAGGTACCCACGTAAGGACAAACTATCACAATACGAAAATCTATTAGCCCCTCAGATCCTAGAAGACATAGAGATGGGTGTAGAGGAGTGGTCTCCTACTGATTCTGATCGTTTCTCCAGTGATGACTTGTTGGAGCGTGAAGGTGCTATGGGACGTAGTAACTTTATGCTACAGTTCCAACTTGATACAACCCTAAGTGATGCTGAGAAGTTCCCACTTAAGTTCTCTGACTTAGTGGTAACAAGTGTTAACCCAACACAAGCACCTGATGCTGTAGTGTGGTGTAGTGATCCACGTAACTGCCTGAAGGATCTTCCTACAGTAGGCCTACCAGGTGATTATTTCTACTCACCAATGCAGTTACAAGGTGAGTGGGGACCATACACAGAAACTATATGCTCAGTTGACCCCAGTGGTAGGGGTACAGATGAGACAGCAGCTACATACATCTCACAAAAGAATGGCTTTCTCTACGTTCACGAAATACGAGCTTATCGCGACGGTTATAGCGACAGTACACTTCTTGACATCTTGCGTGGGTGTAAGCGGTACAATGTTACTAAACTACTCATCGAAACAAACTTCGGAGACGGTATCGTCGCAGAACTGTTTAAGAAACACCTCCAACAGACCAAACAAGCAATAGATGTTGAAGAGGTGCGAGCTAATGTACGTAAAGAAGACCGTATCATTGATGCTTTAGAACCTGTCCTCAATCAACACAGACTTATTATGGATAGGTCAGTTGTAGAGTGGGACTATAACTCTAATAAAGAAGCAGCACCTGAGGAACGGTTACTATATATGCTCTTCTACCAAATGTCTAGGATGTGTCGTGAAAAAGGTGCAGTTAAACACGACGACAGATTAGACTCACTGGCTCAAGGTGTTAAATACTTCACAGATGCTATGTCTATTAGTGCTTATGAAGCTGTTAAGATGCGTAAGCAAGAGGAGTGGAACGACATACTAGAAACATTTATTGATGATCCTATAGCTGCTACAAATCACCTTGTTATGGGTATGAATTTGGAACAAAGACGCAAGGCTAGAGGTAAGACAAAAAATGTAGTACCTACATGGATTTAGTGTGACAGTTAGGGTAACCGTCTACTGCTGTAATCTATTGCGCTGGAATCGATCTTGAGATCCCACCCGTTAAGCGGGAGCTGAAGGGTGGATCAGACCCCGTGAATGGAGGAAGACATGTCTTTATCAAGACACATCTTCCTCTTTATTAATGTCCCTGGGAAAGGACATTCTGTAAGAACTACTAAATCCCAAAGACACAAACTTCCACTAACTAATACTGAATCTTGGAGTACTGATTCTCCCAATCCTTCTGAATCCTGTCACTACCTATTCTACTGTATACACTATGAGTAGAACATATCGTAAACAACCTACCAATGTATTTAGACAAGTACGTACTTATAGTGAGTTAAAACAGAAGTACTTCGATGATGAGAATTATACTGTATCTACTCGTCATCGGTATGTCCCATCTAGTTATGATGACATACGCCCATCAGCTTACAATCAATTAGACCACCACCAATGACTCATACCGCCACCCTGGTACACATCACTCCTAATGCTGAAGAGCTTATAGCTTATATGGCAAGGGTAAGCAATCCAGCTAATCAAAACAACACTGAGACCAGTGCTAAGTTAATTAAGTATCTCGTTGACCATCACCATTGGTCACCCTTTGAGATGGTTAATATGTGTGTAGAGATTAATACAACTCGTAGTATAGCAGCACAGATCCTACGTCATAGGTCCTTTAGCTTTCAGGAGTTTAGTCAACGGTATGCAGAGGTAACAGATAAACCTGTTGTTCCAAAGCTACGGAGGCAGGATACTAAAAACAGACAGAATAGTATTGATGATCTAGATCCTACTGTTGTTAAACGACTGAATCGTAGGATTGAATTTCTATATGAGAATGCTTCGTCTCTTTATAACGATCTAATTGATGCTGGGGTAGCTAAGGAATGTGCCCGTGAAGTACTGCCCCTAGCTACACCTACTCGACTGTACATGAACGGTACTATTCGGTCCTGGATACACTACTGTCAACTGCGTTGCTCTAATGGGACACAACTGGAACATAGGATGATCGCTAACGGTGCCTATAAGCTCCTACAAGAGCATCTCCCTAGTGTCTGTACTGCCTTCACTGTTTGACTGCCAAAGGGGGCGCTCTGGGGGCATTGTAGGGGTCCCTTGAATTTTTGACATAAATTTAACAAGCCTTATATCGCCAGAGGGCCTCGCAATTCCCCCCAGTACCCCCTCCTTATATACAGGGACGCACTGTTGATATCCCGAGCACTGTTTGATTGTTTCTCATCAGGACAGGCTATTGAGAATACCAGTGGCAAGGAGTTGCGATCAAGGACGCACAGCATATGTCCATAGCCGTGTCCAGCGCATCTGCATCAGGCACAGGTACGCAGGACATTGGACAGAGTGTTGGGTACTGGCAGCACTGTTCTCATCTATAGTCACGCCTTATTGAGAATGAGTCGCAATAAGCAATGCTGTATGATACGAATTAATAGCGATACGAATTAGTATCAAGGTGTAGTTAGATATCAAGCGATCTGTCTGCGCAGCTAATAGCAGTATGACGACAGTGCTAATACGTTCTCAGCCACGCCTAGAAGCCTCTCTAAGGCCCCTCTAACAGTTGATAGGTATACTGAGCCCTGTAGTACTATTGAGGCACCTTACAGGCGATTGTTAGCAAGCGGTGCTGAGTGGTTCAAATTTCACACTCACGCAAAGTTACTCTAATCAGACAGCACTGTTCAGTTTGGCACACCCAATATCATTACGGTTCGGATCGATAAGGAACGCTGATAGGGTCAGTTAGGGGGCTACACGGATCCACTGGGTTCTGGGGCTTGACACATCGGCCTAGGGGCTGGTATGTTAGATGAGTCGGTGGGGGAGGCGAGAGGCGCCACACACCAAGCACCTAGACAAGTTAATATGTAGGTCGTCACAAGACGGAACCAGCGGTGCGAGCGATCCCGCGAGTAGTTATAGGTTGCAACCCGACCTGACTACACGACCTAGTTATCATGTATTATGCCGAGCCACAGGCTTTATTTGATCATGGCATTAACTGTTCACAACTACTGGAGTTAACTATGTCTATTACCATTGACCGTAAGGTAGCTGTTGGTCTTCTCAGTAAGGCTGCTACTGGTAATGATCTCTTGGCTGTACTTGAGATGATTACTTCTACCTTTACTGAGCCCACTGCACCTACTAGTGAGGAGATTGAGTTCTGATGCTAGCTCTAACTATTCTAATTGTCGGTACCATTTACGCTATCAAGGAGATCAATGACAACGTTTACCTTTGATGATCTACGTGCTGCTGTGCAAGACTGCACCAGCTATGATTTAGTTCAACGCATGGGTGATGACTATGAAGAGTATGTACTCATTGATGGATGTGGTGACCAAGATGGTGATCCGTTCTATGAATTGGAGGATGTAGAGTCTTTCATTCGTAACAACGATGATGTTGATGCTTACCTCTACAACATTACCAACGTATGACATACACCATCTTTCGCATGGATGATGAGGGCAATCATGTTGCTCTCGAGTCATTCAATACATATAGTGAGGCTGAGATGAACATCAATGCCTACTTCAACATGTATCCTTATGCTTATGTAGACATCCTCGTCTCACCTGAGTAACTTGTCCCTTTCATTCACAATCACGCACCAATTACCTATGTCCACTACCACCGCTCCAGTCTTTATGCTCAAGGGTGATTCACTCGTATCACACAATGCTGAGTGGATGCAATTGATCAATCGTGGGGAGAAGACTCGCACTGATATGATCATGGACGCAGGCTATGTGTACGATAATGGTAAGGCTATGTACACCGACTACTACACTGAGCTGCTCAATGCACGAGGTGTTGTACCTACCACCAACACTGATGTAGAGGATCAGGAGTATGATGACATGAGCTCTGATGAGAAGGATCTCTATGATAAGATCACTGAGATGCTCGGTGAGAAGTGGACTCATGAGGAGACTGTTGAGTTCATGGATGAGCTATGTGACATCGGTATCGAAACCGCTAGTGACTTTGAGGATGCTTATGAGTACACCCACGATAGCTACTCATCGTATGCTGAGAAAGAGTTCGCTGAGTACTGGTGTGTCGAGGTTCTTAATGCACAGATTCCAGAGTGTGTCCTCAGTGCTGTCGATTGGCAAGATGTGTGGGATCACAACCTGCGCTATGACTTCGCATCTATCGAGACTGCTAACGGTACCTTCTTCTTTCGTAACAACTGATGACTGCTATCCACGACACTGTTATCAAGGTTGATGTCTACCCTGATGAGTTCAAACCTATCATGAAGGCAGTCAAGTATGCTCTAATATGTGAGGACTCACGCAAGGTTCTTACTGGTGATGAGTGGGCTACTCTTAATGGGTGGCTTGATTACTTCTCTGATGTTGCACTTAACGAGGCTGTATGAAACTTACTGAGAAGGAGGCCATGCTATACGAATCAGTTAAGCGTGGCATGGATTCACCTGGTTCTGGTTGGTTACATGAACTGGCAATGGTTGGTTGGAGTAATCGCACGGCAGCTGGTGTGTTATCATCTCTCATCCGCAAGGGCTTGGTTACATCACACATGGAACCAGGTGAAGGCAACAACAAATGTTACTGGATTGAACTAACGACTAATGGCTAAGGCTCTTACACAAGATCAAATCAAGATGCGTCTTGAGATGATTGACTTTGTTGCTCAAGGTGTACATACTCAAGCAACTGCTGGGTACTATGATGCTGAACAGGTATCATACATGACTCAACAGCTTGAGCGTGTTGCTAAGTTTCTTTGTGTTAAGAATTGATGTACACCACCTACAAAGGTTTGCGTGAATACGAAATCACACTCACAAGCGGTGTTTGGTATCTCCTAGCACCAAGTACTGAGCAAGCAGCATGGACTGCTCTCGAACTGTCACAACAACGTAACGATCACCTAATTAATGTCAAACAAACGGAAGAGTGGTAAAATGGCTAAGAAAGGAGACTTCCCCAACAATTGGCAAGAGTACAAGGATGCAGATGATGAGATGTTTGTTCCTCATACGTTTGAGGAGCTGATGTCTTGGAAGGTTGCAGGATGGGAGCTACCTGGTTCTGTATGCTGTATCATCCGCACTTCTGACCTCAACACTAAAAAGGTCAAGGAGTAT